GATTTGAGCAACGATTTGGTTTGTCATTTTACTTCTCCTCTTTTGAAGTGTTACATATAAAAATTAATTACTCACCTTAACAGGTGATTAATTTTTATGTAACACGTAACAAAAGAGAGAGGTATTTGGAGTCGGCTTTTCGTGATGCGTCATGATGTGATGTGCCATCCTCTGCCCATGCCGTTTCACGGGTGGTTGCAAGAATAACAAGTTATTCTGAAACTGGTGCGTGAAACTCGCATGTCACATGACGAGGCCAGTTTTACTGTAGCGGAACAGATGGGGAACATCTTTGATGTTACAGGTAGTCCAACATTGGACCTGACCATCACCGAAGGTGGGTGGTGTTTTGTGCATCGGCACTGTGTAAACAGTGGTGGTTCAGAAACCCTGACCATCACATCATTCTTTCAGAATGGCAACTGATGACATAACAGTTGGCACAACTGAGGTGAATCACATCATCTATTGCATCTAAGGATGCAGAGACACATCATCTAGTGGCTGACTGCCGCTGACTGCGCATCATATGCCTTGCTTCACGCATCATGCGCACGGTCAGAGAGGCCAGCAGGCAGGGGCCACCCCCCGTACGTACTGATATGTATACACAGAAATACACAGATTAGGTAAATTCACTGTTAACCACAGGAGCAACTGACACTATTTCTATTGCCTAGTAATTGTGCAGTTACACATATTGTGCCTATTTTTTGTGCAGTTCTATAGTTAATGTAAATTATTTTGAGTCGCATTACATTTTAGGGGTTGACACTTATCTGCATATCTGGTATAATTATACTATAACTAAATAACACTTAAAGTGTTACACTTAACTGTCTTATAACTTATCTATATTTAT